ATCCGTCAGTGGCTCCATCTGCCATTGTGATGGTGTGCGTTGAAGCATTGGCTACGGCCTCTGTGCCGTAACCCATTGATTCTCCAATCAATTCAAGATTTGTATTCGTGCTTGTGCCCCACGTTCCTGATTCATCGCCAGTGGCGATTTCTTTCAGCCTGAGATCATTTACATAAGTCGCCATTACGCTACCTCTTTCCAATCAGGAGTTTGATCAGAATCTACCGAACTCCAATTAGCTGTTTGTGAACTTGAAACTGAAGACCAGTCAGGCGTTTGACTTGTATCCACAAGTCCCCATACCAAAACACTCGTTGTAGATACCTCAACCTGATTGCCAGTGACATCAACCTCTGCCTCGGCAGAAACCGTAACATCGTTAGTAGAAACCGTAGACGCATCACTGGTAACTTCAATCGTGTTATTAGTGATAAGTGAAACCGAACCAACCGCAGAGGTCGCCACATTTGTGCTTGGACTGACCGTAGCTGCCGCTGTGACTGTGACAGAAGCAGTTGATACAGTGGCTGAATTACCAGTAACCGGGCAGATACACGCATTTGCCGAAACAGTAACAGTACCGACAGATGCTGTTGCACCAGTGATTGCCTCTTCAGCATCACCCCATGTACTTTCGCCCCAAGCAATGTTGCTTGAGTTAAAGCCTTGCCATGCAACTTTTGCATTTGCCACATTATCTACTCACTACGCAATTCTTATGATGGCGTTCGACGCATCTGCCGTTGGGAAGGTAACTGTGAAATCACCACTCGTCGAAGTCTTATCACCACCGAAAGCCAGAACCACCACAGCACGATTCGCGCTGCCTGCTGTTGTGCTGGAATTATAAATAAGCGCCCCATTTGCCGTTATGGTTGCTGAACTCCATGTGGAATCAGCAAAATCTGTCAGGGCTGTCGTTCCAGAAGTTGAAGGATCAACATTCGTGAGTGTATTTCCTCCCGCAGAATAGTTCGTCCCAGAAGCTTCATTTGAGGATGAATACGCGGTTGTTGATGCTGCCAAAGTAACACTCGATGTATAGAGTGCTATCTTGAATGCATTTCCGGTACCTGTAGTTGTTGTAGTTCCACCACCGCTTCCATTATGGAAATTATGAATTCCTTGCAGTAACTCTGACTTGAAACTGGTACATACCGCTTGTGTAATTGCCATTAGATTTTCCTCAAAATATCAGCCATGTCTTTATGGCCCTGTTGATCCAAAAGATTGGTAAGCGTTGTCCTGTCACTGCGTATCGCATCATTACAAGCCTTAACGATTACATGAAAAAGCCTGTTCTTGAATGCCTCTGCCTGCTCCCTTACCTCCGGGTCAGCACCTTCCGCAACAGAAACAACTTTAGGGACTGCCCGTTCAGCGATCTCTTCTGGTGTAAAGCCACGATACTCAGTTGTATAAACCTCGCAGGTTCCCGGCTCTATTGCTACGTTTACACCCAACATCAGACTTTCTGCGCCCTGACCGTTCCACTACGGTAATTATCAGTTGTGCTATATCCTTCTCCCAATGATTTCAGGTTCATCAGTGCGTCCTGATATTGTTTCTGATAAACAGCCAACATATCCTGCTCGCCTTTCATAAAGGTATAGCCCTCCACAAGACAGCCATACAACAACACGGTTTCCGCGTTATCGCCCAGCCAACTGGTTCCGTCCCCTGATGTGGTTATCGATGTTGGCTTATAGAAATAATGAAGCTCAACCGTATATCCGCTATTAGGCGTTGGCCCAAGAATGAAGGATGAATCATCAAACAGACCGTAATACTTCGGCGTACCAGTCGTTGATGAGACCGGGTATGCCTCCCGAATAAAATTCACATCCTTGAATATAAGATATTCATATCCGCTGTTATCAAGCGCCAGAGAATAAGGAGCCATAAAATCACTAGGCGTTGCCAGATAAGCATTGCTGCTCGTCATCGTGCCTGTGGTGTTCTTCCTGAAATCGGGCAACTGAACCGATTTAAGAATACGGTTCTCTGCCTGAACGATGATAGTAGCTAGATCATTTACAAAAGTGGTTTCCGTGTTTTGCAGATAATCCTGCATTGCGCTTTTGAGCGTTGTGTATGTCCAAGCCATCAGCCCGTACTCACCGTGACCTTACCGACAACCGCCGCAATATCGAGTCCTACGGTACGACTACCCAAAGCAGAGTTTCCGCCCCCTACAGGATTCCACGCATAGAGCTTACGGCTCTCTGCTTCTCCCGTATCAGGTCTTGGATCTCTCAGCGCCTGCGGGTCATCCATTTTCAGTCGGCCCAACTGTAGCTGTGGCTGATCCTCATCCACCACATCACGACCTACCAGCAATCCATTGGGCCTCTGGTTCTCTATCTGCGGTACTAAGTCCTTGAGCGGATACCTGAATCCCGTCCTGTCACAGAACCCGAAAGCCCGTTTGCCTGCGGCATAGCTGCTCATACTCGGCTATACCCCCCCGGTGTCATATAGAACGAAGATTTATCCCTGTCGGCATCTGCTGCAAGATTCCACTGCTCCTCATAGACTTGCTTGAGCAAAGGCGCACGATCTGATGCTTCTGGTCTTTTAACACTAATGTGATAAGCCAGCCCCGCTGCCATGCAGGGCAGGAACCGGGAAGGTATATCCACGTTGTTGGACGCAGGGCTTCCCGTATCCTCCACCCGCTGGATGTAGTAGTAGCCGACCTTGTAGGTCACAGCATCATCCGGCACAGGCCACACATTCAAAGCAATCGCACTGGGGTCTTTCTCTATCCAATATTGGATAGGGCGACCCTGAGTTAATTTATTCGTTAGATGAGAATATTGACTGATTGATATTCTCGTCATTGTTAGGTCAGTCTGTTTGGAAGTGTCTCCGTCATCAGTACGCAAAAAGGCTTCCACAATATCCAACTGGTCACCAGATAAGGCATAACGACCAGTACCTGCCGTCAGGGTCTGACTGTCTTCCTGAACAGTCCAGAGATTCAACCCCCTGTTCTGCCACTCAAGAAACATGAGATCCAGGCTACGCCTTGCGGTGCGGTAGTCGTAACCGCTGCGTAGCTCCAACCCAGCCCGTTCATAGGCTTCCTCAAGGATATCGCTGAGATCAAGCGTAAAAGCGTAAGTACCGCTGGTTGCCATTTATCCATGCCTCCTTGATTCACGCATGGCCTGACGCATCACTCTCGTCATGGTTTTAGGCCGTGACTTGACTCCCGGCGGTAAAGTCAGCGTAGATTTGCCAGCACTTCTTCTGGAAGCCCCGTTACGGACTTGTTTTCCCATCTGGGCGCGGCTTATAGCCATTATCTTCTCTTCTTTTTCTTTGCAGAAGCCTTCTTTTTCTTTGCCTTTTTCTTTGCCTTTTTCTTTGTCGCATCCTTTTTGGTAACCTTCTTTGTAGCCTTTTTGGTAACCTTCTTGGTAGCCTTCTTGACAACCTTCTTGGTAACCTTCTTTTCTGGAGCCGTTTTCTCTTTTGGAGCAGCCTTGACAGGCTGCAATTCTTTGAGCTTCGACTCCGCCTCTTCTTTAGTCATGCCCTCAGAAACAACAACCTCATAACTTCCATCGTCATTCTTCGTGCCGATCTGAAAAACAGGCTCTCCCATCGTGTCAGGATGCAAAGAAGTCCCGTTCTGAAATATTTCAAGTTGTGCCATGACTAACCCCCGATTCTTTTATTAGGCGTGAAACGCTGTTAATTTCCCAAATGTTGCTGTCGTGTACTGGATATATGCTCCGGCAGTAAACAAAACACCTTCATCGGGTATGACTACATTTGTAGTCACAGTTGCACTGGCAACAGTTCCAGCCTTCATCATGCTTGTGCCTGTTGGAGAGGTAATAAGGAAATCTATAGTCCCTGCTGTACCTGAATTGACTATGAAGACCCCTTTAATCCTTGATCTTCCGGCATAAATAACGTCAGCAGCCGAAGCATTGATTCCGGCAGAAACATTGCCTGCGGGATCTCCTACCGCAGAAATTGCGGTAATGGTTCTGAAATACTTAGATCCGGTTGCGGTTCCCGCATTAGCACCAGTGATCGACTCTGTTTGAGAATCACCGTTCACATCAGTACCAGTAACTGTAAAGGAAATCCCAGAATCATCTCCTGCTGAAAGAATAGTAACAATTCTTCCACCCACATTCGTGACAGAACCGCCAGAGGCCAATGCACCACCTATCGTAAGTGCTGCGTTGTTGCCTACTGCTGCGGCTGCGGATATGCCATCGGCATCCAGGGCTTGAGTATCAGCAGTAATAAAAACTGCTTTTACATCTGAATATCCTGCCATAACTTACTCCCTAAAGATTAGGCATCGACAATCTGGCTGGGGACAAAGCCCCAGCCAGAGTCGATCAACTATTAACTGTCAGTGAAAGGAGTTGCCAATGTGCCATCGCCCATCAGGAACGCCTCGACGAACCAAGTTGTCGTGTTCACTCCTGTCATCGTGATGAATCCACCAGTCAGCCAACCTTGCTCTACAGCCCCCAGATCAATTACATCGTTGGAGGAAGCCGGATGAAAGTTATCAGTCTCACCGATCTCGCCAGTGTCAAAAAGGAACGCCGTGCCAAGGAAACCATCGGTTCCATCGGTTGTGGCTGTTTTGATCTGCCCGGCACCAGTAAAGGTTGTCTCAACGAGGAACTTATAAACAATTCCTGCCGCTGGAGTGGGCAACGTAACTACAATCCCTGCTGCCCTGTTGAAACCGTAAACAGTCCCGGTATCCGCTGATGTCAGGGTCTTTGTTGCTGCGGTAATTGACTCATAATCAGAGAGTATATTAGCGGCACCAGTGAGTTTCAGCGTACCTGAACCAGATACGTTTCCGCTTGAGTCCACATCGAAGTTGTTGGTGGTTGCTCCGGTTCCGGCAGTCTTCGTGATTTGCTCGAAGCCGCCTTCAGACCGGACTGGGCCATTAAATGTAGTATTAGCCATTATCTTTCTCCTGTCGTGGCTAGTGTCTGCCGTGCAATGCGACAGTCAGGAAAAAGGAGAGCGACTTACCTAACAGATTTTGCGAGTTTCTGTACGTTTATTAAAAAACTAAGTCGCCCTCCCTATACACCAGTTGCTTACGCTCCCGGCGAACCGTAGATTCCCAATGGGTCAGAAACACCGAAGGAGTACCGCTCACGCGCCTTGTAGCGCACGTTACCCGTATCGAAGTCCCCGTCCATTGAAGTTTCCAGCGCGGTACGCTCGAAATGCCTCAAGCCATTGGGTACGTCAGTAACGACATAGAAGGAATCTGAGTCAGTCAGGTAGTGATTGACCGAATATCCTTCCGGTACGATACCCATGCTGCGTATAGCATTGATATCGTTATCCGCCGTAGCAACCCTTTGATCTGACTCAAGGAGCCGCGTGGCAATAAACATTCCGGCAGGCGGAACCAATAAACGTCTTGGTCGGGCCGCGATCAGAAGTCCACGCTCATCGGTTAACGCAGCAATCGTAACGACTGCCGCCTCCAATGAAGTTTCATTCAGGTCAGCCGCCGTCGAAGGACGGTTATCGTTTGTACCGCCATCCACTCTCGGATGACCGCCGCCGCCAGTAACACCATCACCAGATGCTGTGAAGAGGTTAACCCCGTCACCCGTCTGGTAAGAATTGGTGAAACCATTGTTGAGCGGATTTACCGCTTTCACCTGCTTGGTATAGGCCATCGCTCTTGCAAGGGCTTTTGTGTAGCGAGCAGAAAGAGAGTCATAGAGGTTATCCTCCATTGCTTCTTCCGTAATCGCAAAACCCATTGCAATCGTTTCATGGTTGTACCTTGCAGTGAACGCTTCCTGTGCAGAATCGTAGGAAATTGCATTCCCTTCGTCCTTCACGGGAGCAGCACCGAATCCACTCAGCTTCACTTCTTCCTCGAACGAACGCTCTGATGAGGCCGTATCGTAAATAACGGCGTGTTCGTCCTCGTACTTTTCATACTCCAGGCCGAAAAGGGCATTCAGCCCCGGCAGGAGTTCTTTAAGCATTTGTGCTCTTGAAATAGCCATGCTAATTACCCCTTATATGCCTGTAGTATTGGTTAACTGATGCCCCGCGTTGAAGCGGAAAATGCCATCAGTGTAGGTATCACCAACCGAACTTGTCGGGCCGTCAACAAAGTCAACTAGCCTTATAGGGAACGTATTGGTGGTGGCGACTGTAGACGCATCACAAGCATTTTTGCTTCGACCAATCGTGGTTGAACCCGCTGTCTGAATGACAGAAAAGTTCGCGCCGAGTCCGGTCTGAGCAATAGAACCATCTCCCTGCATCTTGAAC